TGAAAGATCTTACGATTGATTGTGCGTTTACTACTTTGGCTAAAAATAAACTAAGCACAAAATAAAATGCAATTAAATAAATAAATTTTTTCATTATTGAAAATTACTCTTTTCTTTATCCCACATTTTAAAAAACTTTTTATATTTATCTTTAAATTTTGTTTTCCAATAATTATCTAAATTTACATTATGCTCTTGTTCTCTTTCAAAAGAATAAGTTCCTTTACGATTAGATAATCTTGTTTTATTTACTTTATCCCAATTAAATTTTTTCATTAGCGATGGTTTCTCTTTCCCCATGGCTTTCCCCTAATAGCAATTACTTTACCTTTAATTTTAGTTTGTTGCTGAATAGCATCTGATGCTTTTATTATATCTCTTTTAATTGAATTAATTCTTTGTATTGCAGCAATCGCCATACCATTTTCAACATAGTCTCTTACATCATCTAAATCTTCAACTAGTTTGTGAATAAATATTTTATTATATAACATATACATTACTCTTTTTTAGTTGGTACAAAATACTCTTTAATTTTATTTACAGTATCAAATATTTGTGGGTTTTCTTCCTTTGTTTTTGTCCAAGATTCATTCTGATAAGTCTTTACTTCTTCCCAGTAATTGAGCAAACCAGTACCCATTTTATCTGGAGCAGTGGTTATAAAAGTACCAAAAGAACTTATTTCATTTGTGATAGAAGTAGTTGTATTCTCATACCATTCTGTAATTTCATCTTTAATTGTTTTCTCAGATGAAAGTGAAGCTTTGGGCATAAACACTAAAAGTAATACTAATATTATAGCAAATATAAGTGCACCTAGTAAATCTTGCTTACGAGATAAGTGTTTTGATATTTTAATTTTTGGTTGCCAATCCCACTCTCTATGAGTGCTCATTTTTTCTCTGTTTTCAAACGATTCTTTATTTACTTTGGGGTTTTCCAAATGTCTCCCAAAACGTTTGGTATCCATTATTGTCTCTCCTTAGTTAATTGTTTTGTTTGATATAATAATTCGCTCATAATACTACGAGCCATTTGTTGCATAGATTCTTCCATCTCTGCTTCAAATAGTTTTTTCTTACAATCGCGGTCACAACTGTTTGGAATTACATTCATTACCATGTTATTATATGTTGTATTTTTACGAGCAAAACTATGTACTGTAAAAATTACACAAAATACTAATAGAATTTTAAATATTAATTTAAACATGTTATCTTATACCTCTTAAGTTGTTTCTAATATTAAAATCGTACAAGTAGTTTGTTGTTTTACGTATAGCATCACTTAACTCACGAGCAGAATGTAAATCTTGATATTCACCATCACTAATTTCTCCCTCTGCTTTTTTAGTTTCAAGATATTCAACATCTTTTAATAAATCTATAGATAGATTATTGCATACATTAATAGCGGTTAATACATCTTTATGTTTTAAAATTTTATTCATACATATATTGTACTATATTTTTTCTTAAAAGTAAACACCTAAGCAAGCAAAAAAACATAATAAAAACAATAGCTTAGCTTAAAAGAAATCTTCTAAACTACTTGTTTCCTCAGTTTTCCATCCTAGAGGTGTAATAATTAATTTTAAAGCATCTAAAAACACCTTTTGAAACATAGTATCATAATCAATATAATCTTTAATATTAAATTCTTCTGGTATAGTATCTAAAAAAGCAATGACATTTGTTGATTGTAAAGGATTAGGTGTTTTAAGAAGTATAAACTTAATCTTATCACTCTCTCTTATTAATTCTAATTTTTTTGTAAGTTTAAGTTTATTTACAAAATAGTTATACATTAAAGCACCACGTGTATGTATTGGTGTTGAAAGTTTATAAATCTTTACCGAATCAGAATATTCATTTATACCCTGACACGATCTTGGAAATGCTATTTGTTCTGGTTTTAAATTAAAAAATTCTTTTTTATAGTTGTTAATAAAATTAAATAACTCATATTGGTTTCCATATAATATAGTAGGAATAGCATCTTTAAGTTTTTTTCTTACAATCATAGGTGTACTAGACTTAACAATCTCTAAACCCATCACTTTAAATTTAGGTGTAGCATAGGAAACACCTTCATTATCTAGAACTGATAGTATATATCTTTTTTTAGCAGTCCATATTCCTTTATCAGAAATACTCTCTCGTTTCATTATCATCTTATTCTTAGCATTATGACGTTTTGCTAATTCATCATAGCAAGTATTAATATATGGTATGATTTTATCATTACAAATTTTATCTATAAATTCTACAATTTTTGGTTTTTCAGGTATATCTAAAAATGCTTTCTCTACTATTTTTTCAAAATTTACATATATCGAATCTGTATCAACCGCAATAATATAATCTTTGTTTTCTGTTTTTAAAATTTTATTTAAATATTCATTCATCTTATTATGAATCCATCTTATAGCAAGTTGCCCACTTAACGTAATGGCTTCAGCCATACGAACATCAAAGTATCTAAAGTGTTCATTACCTAACGCACCATAGGCACTATTTAAAGCAATCTTATATGCTAACTGTTCATTATTATATTTTGAGATAACAAGTTTAAGTTTAGGATCTTTAGTTTTTTCATATTCTTTTTCTGCAACAATCATTTTCTTTTTAGCTACATCTCTTGATGCATAAAAAGTATTCATAATATTTGGAAGCATACCATCAAATGTATTTGTATAAACTGAACCATTTGCTGCAACACTTTCTCCTTCTAGGTATTCAGCTGAATTGTTTAGATAATGATCTACTCCTGATTTATAAGTTTTTTCTAATAATGTTTCTGGTGAAATATTATATTGCATAATTAAATGAGGATATAGAGAAGTCAAGTCAAACCCAACAACCCATTTATGCATTCCAAGTAATGGTTCTTTTACATATGCTCCTTCAAATTTACAAGACTTTGATTTATCTGGTTTCTTAGGTGGTATAACTATATTTTTTTGTATAAGGTGATTATGTATAATCATATCCCACGTTCTTACTTGAGAATATACATCTGTAAAATTTACTTTTGCTTTATATGCAATAGAAACGATTAACTCTAGAAGACGCATCTTGTCTTCAAGTAAAGTAATTAATTCAGTATCTCTTATATTATAATCAACAAATTTATTCCAATTTTTAGTATAGAACTCTTTAAAGGAAGCATATTCATCGTGATTTAATTTTGTAATACCCAACTCATCTTGACAAATATCAACAAGCTTATAAGACTCTTTATTTGTATAAGTGTATTTCTTATATAAACTCATGTAATCTAAAAGAGATATTCCTTCAAAATCAATATAAGTCACATTCTTATTCCTTACTGAAATAGTTTTTTTTGAAATAAAAGACCATGGGCTTAACTTCTTAGCCATATTATCACCTAAGACTATCTCGCATCTTTTATAAAGATAAACTGTATCAAATGCACCTACGTTCCAACCAGTAATAATATCTGGACAATTTTTATGCCACCATTTAATAAAGTCATCAAGCATGGCTTTCTCGTCAGGGAAATGACGATATTCAATGTTTGTGCGTTCACCTGTATATTTTTTTAAGCCCCATGTAATGATTTTTTTAGTATGAACATCTTGTACTGAAAGGAGTATTATAGACTCTGTTGGGTTATCTACATCAGGAAACCCATTATCAGTAGTTGTTTCTATATCGATTGAATAAATTTTTATTTTAAAATAATCAAAATCTAAATTTACTTCAGGATACTTTTCACAAATATATTGATGAGAAAATGATAACATTCCATGTACGTCAAAATTAGAGATTGTTTTAAACTCATCAAAGAACGTTCTTGCATGTTTCATAGAGTCAAAATTAACTCTATAACAAGGTTTTCCGTCTAGTGTTTTGTAAGGTGTATCGCCTTTGCCTTTGGTAATATAACAGTGTGGTTTAAAAGGGATTTTTTCTTGAATACGAGTACCAACGTCAGTAATTGCTCGGACGAGCACGTCATTAGCTGTAGTAGAAACGTTAGTGTAAAATTTTGTACCTGTTTTTGAATTCATTTAGTCTTTCTCGCGAATATATCGCATCCTTTTTATTTGAGTGGTGTACCACATTTGAAGGCACATAACAAATTTCTTCATTTCTAAGAAGAAGAAGATAAAGGTACACCACTATTTACTGGCTAGGACTATTAGAGTATTAGAGCTTAGTAGTCCTATCAGCAAATCTCTTAATTAGTTAATCGGTGCTAATTCTGATTTTCTAATTGGGTTTTTCCAGTTAGAATATTTGAATTCAGTTCCGTAAAGAGCTTGAATACCAGCAGCAATAATTGCTCTTGTTGGTGTTCCTAATCTGTAATATGTTTTTCCAGCAATTTTGTTGCCATAAATCATATTTCCTTCAGCTCTTAAAGTATCAATCATTGCTCTTGGAGACTCTAGATCAAATCTATCTCTAATTGTCTGCCATGCAACGTTTTTACCACTTGACAAAAGTTTTAACACTCTGTCTTTTTTTGATGCTTGTTTCGCACTTCTTACTGAAGCTTTTGAACCAAACATTTTTCTTAGTATAGTCATTATATATTTACTCCTTATTTTATACTATTTTTTACTTTACTAACTTATATTATATAATAAAAAAAGTTGCTAGTAAAGTGCCTTTAATTATACAATTAAAGATGGTTTTGTTATAATATCCAAACCAGAACCAAACATACGATTATATTCGTTAGTTAATGCTTCTGCTGGTATTGATGTTGTTAATATCATATTTGATTTAAAAGAAAATACTTTGTCTGATGAAAATGGAAGAAATGGTGCGAATGCTAATGACATTCTTTTTGATTCTTTATTATCTTCACCTGTTAATATAACAGCAGGTGATTCTACAGTAAGTTCTTTGTCATCTTCTCTAATTACTTTACCAATCATATGTTGACCATTCAACAATACGATTATTTTAACTTGTGGATTATTTGTATTCATAGATTATATTATATAATAAAATTAATTGCGTTTAAAGACTTAAAGTTCTTCTGAGGATTCAATAGGTTTATCTGAAGTGGGTATTTCTTTTTCAAGATTGTAAGATTCCTCGCACTTACATTGTTTAAGCAAACAACACTGAATGCCTAAACAAGCAAGATGGAAAATACAATCTCGATTAAGATTGTTCATTTAATTATAAAATGCTACTTAAAGCAGTTAATAAAGTCAAAATACAAACTATAAGTGCGGATGTACCTAATATGATTTCGTATATAGGTTGATGTTTTCTATAATTTTTTTTTGCTTTACTTAACCATTTATTTTCACAATTATTGTAAGGAATCATTTTTTT